CGATACCAATACTTCTCAGTCTGAAGCACTGTCTTCTCGTCTATGGGAACTCCACCGCATACCTCACAGAGGTCAGGTTGTGTCATTTATATCTCCTTCGATTACGATGAGGCGAAACCAGCGAATAGGTACTCGCCCTTCCGTAGTTGGATAGCCAACGCTGGCCCCCATTTGTCGTCGTATATCTCGAACATCTGTTGGATGGGTAGCTTGGGATACCCACCCTGCCCGTCGTAGACCTCTGCTATGGCTTGCTGGTAGTCTCCGCTTCGCCCGAAGTTGACAGATGGCCTCAGTGCATCCGGCAGTGCATAACCACCTAATGCACGGACGGCCTCGATCACCTTGTCCCGTCGCATACCCTTCGGCCTTGTGAACTCCACAAAGCTTTGTTTCTCCGCGATCGTGCCTGAGTAGCCGCCGTGTCCGTGTTCCCATTGGGCTTGAGCCACTAGTTTGTCAAACGCCTCTTTTGCCGTCTTGCCTTGGGCTATGTTCATGTATTCTGATGCACCCATGGTTACTTGATCTCCTTTGTAATCAGGCTTAGATATTGTGCTTGCGTTCCCACTGTCCCAATTGCATGTCCGCGCATATCGTGCAATTGATATCGCACCAGTTGACCGCGTCATGGCTGGGGTTCTGTTCCGGTGCCATGTCATGGAGCGTAGATTCCAAGTCTTCCCAAAATGGGAGGTCCTCCCGTTTTATCTCGCAGATATGTCCGCATGGGTGCCATTGTTCGCAGATAGTCCCGTCGGAGATAGCACTCCGCACCAGCCGCACCGCGTGGCCTATTGCTTCGTTGTTAGTCATCATTAGATACGCCTCTGCTGAAGTTGCTATACCGGGCCAAGGTGTATTCTTCCGTCCATGTAGCCTTGCACTCGGTACATCTCAACGTAGCTTGTGCCAGTATGAACCGCTCCACTTTTAGAAACCGCGTATCACCGCAACCGGGACATGCGAACCCCCCCGCATCAACATATTCTTCGGTACTGATGGGTTCGTTGTGGAGTCGTGTGACACAGGCGTAACCTGTATGGCCTCCGATAGCGTATGTGTCGCCGATCGCTAAGGTATTGAGCGCGTACATCTCGGGGATGCTCAACCCCTCTTCCATCTCCATATATTCATGCAGTGGACACGTGCCTAGGTCTTCATCGTCCATCGTGATATGGATCAGTTTACCCATGTTTACTTGGCCCCCTTTGTGAACCGTTCGTTTAAGATCTCGAGTAGGTTCTCGCCGTGTTTCTCCCGTAGTTGAGCAGCGAATGCCGGGGTATATTTTCGGGCTGGCTGGAATGTCCGGTATTCGTACGCCCTGTCGCCTACCAATCGGAATAAGGTATTGCGGGCGCACTTACGCTTGGTCACCTTCTCGAGTTCAACCCGTGATAATTCGCCGCCTATCCACAGTTCGGGGTTCATCGCTGTTGGGTCAGTGAACCCGTTGTCTATGTCCCATTGGTCGGGCGGGATCGGAGGCATGGCGGCAACCCACGCATCAAAGACCGCTTCAAATTCGGACTTCCCATGCATCCGGTCAACGTACCGGAAATGAGGCGCGCCACCGTGTCCGTCGTCCTCAACATGGGCGGCGAGTGTCCCGTCTATCCAGAGCTCGGCATTGAATGCTATCGAGTCGCGCGATAGTCCCGCGTATTCCTTGACCTTGCGTAGTTCGGCGTTTTTCATGTTAAACCGTCCTTTAATGTTCGATTATGACGACTGATTTTGCGGCCTTGTTGGAGCCAGAACATAATAAGCAATTGGCGCACGTTGTCTTGTGTCCGCCCTCTTTGCTAGCGGGACAACGGACTTCGTTAGCGTTGACGGTGGGGTTGTCGCTATGGTCAACCCGGAAAGTCCGCCAACCCATAGCTTGAGCCTCTAACGCTTCCGCGTCGGTATCGCACGACGCCATCAAGATGGTTTTAAACCTCGGGTCACACGTCCGCCATGTATGCGTGTATCCGGTATGACCGGGCCTATCCGCCAATAGTTCCTCTATCGTCTCAAACGAAACGCTCGTGGGTTCTCCGTATGCGCCTAACCGTATAGGTACGTCGCGCTTCCCGTAGTCCACAGCTTCGCCATAACCTTTATCCGTTTCGTATTGCCATACGCTACGCGGGCCTTGATCAAGGTTGACGTAGCACACGTTACCGCGTAATGGACATTCCCCACAGGTTGCGGTATCCAATCCTAGGTCAACGGCTGTACGCGGTTTGACCTCTTGAAGTAGGAACCATGCTTGATGCATGTCGCCCGTTTTAGGGTTGGCCGATGCGGTTTTGGTTCCGGTCAAGATACCGTATATAGGTTGACCGTCAAGGTTACTAGGCCCGTCGTGAAATTTGAATCCGTTACCCATTAAACGTATACCTCGCAACCGTCGGAACCGAACCATAGGTTGAAACCCGACGGGTTGAATTCTTGACGTTGTCCGTCCTCGGTTATGAGTCCGAAAGTCCGGAACTTGAAATCTAGGGTCAACCGTCCAATGTAGGGACTACTCGGTTTCGTGTCGCCAACCGTCCCGCCAACAACCGCGCATACTTCCCGTTGACCGCGTTTCGTTATCCGGTCAACGCCCTTCCCGATACTGATCGGGTTATTGATGATCACGTCGGTTAGGCTAAAGTTGACGCTATGGGTCACTCCGGTTTCCTTGACCAACCAACCGTCCGTTGACCTATGGGCGTTGACGACTGACCACAAGTCCGAGCCGTTATTTTGTTTCTTAGCGTTGAGGTTCCTATATACGCCTTGCATTATTCGTAGTCCTCAACCGCTTCGAGTTCCGCTATGTTTTCCTCGGTTAGGGTTTCGAGTACATCGGAGTCCAATGCTAGGGCTAGTCGTTGTTTCATGGGTCTCATACCTCGGTAAGATTCACGGTCCTTCGGGTAACCGCTAACAGGATGGTATAACAACTGTTATACAATGTCAAGCAATTAGAATAATCTGATATAATCAGTGACGTAGCGGGTGACCGCTAACGACGTGCAACCCTGGAAATAATAGGGTTGAATAGTCCATTGGAAAAGTACGGACTATTGCGTGTTGAGTATTAGGGGATACAGTGACGGGTAGGCGGACTTCGTTGAGGACCTCAACAAAGTGTATCCGGCTCAACGGTTGATGGTTTAACCGGCTATCAATGAAGCGCGAGAACGTGACAACAACACAAAGGGACAATTGTAACTAATGGGATTCAATGGACTAAGTAACAAGCAAGAGAGATTCATCAACCTACATGTAATAGATGGATTGAATATCTCCGATGCATATAGGGAAGCGTACGATACTAAAACAAGTAATCAGAATACGTTGTATAACCAAGCTTCAATGCTAGCTAGTAACCCTAAGGTTTCCCTAAGAATAAAGGAACTAAGAGAGAATCTAGAGAGTAAATTAGCTTTGAAATGGGATAAAGCTAGAATAGTTGAGGAATTAGCCGTTAATGTTGAAGCTAGTCGTAACGTCAATCAGTTTTCCGCTAGCAACCGAAGCTTAGAGTTGCTAGGTAAAGCAATTGGTAACGTGTTTGAACCTGAAACCCAACAAGTGAACATAGCTATCGTTGAGACTTTAGGACGGTTACCGGACTCCGTGTTACAGCAACTAGAGTCCATGACGGGAACCGAGGAAACAATAGAACCAATAGGAACAATAGAAACTAGTTTCAAGGTCCTCGAATCCGAGCCTGATTAGGTGCTGGCTTCAACGTACCCGGATGCGTGGGTGCATTAACCCGGAGGCGCGGGGGTACCCTGAAACCGCATGGGGGCGGGGTACTGGTATGGTTATGGGTCACACAGCGGCTCCTGTGAGTACCTGAAAAGCCGCTCCTGCTCCAGCTTCTGGCTTATCCATTTCTGTTTCTTCGAAGGCTGTTCCAAAAATACGCATATGACTATTTTTAAAAGGCGGTTCTATGTCTCATGTCGTGTTGCAGTGTCCTGATTGCAGACGGAAGGACCCGAGGACTGGCTGGAAGGTCTATAACGGCCGGGGGCGGTGTCGTTGCGGGTCGTATCTGATCCATCATTTCAGTGGGTCTGTGTTCATAGACCCGGAACGACGGACCTGGGACATGAGGGATGAGGAGAATCCTGTTCTTTTAAAGTCTGCTCCGGTGGGTTCTATCCGTGAGTTGAGGAGGGGTAGGGATGGTTGATATCGATCTGGCTGCCTTGGGTTTGAGTGAGGAAGAGAAGGCACAGGTAGCTGTATTAGCCAGTTACGAGAGGGCGAGGCGGTCTTATGAGAGGTTCGTACCTTATGTGAAGATCTCGGAGAGTGGTGAGGGGATGGTCCCGCTGTTGGAATGGGACCATATCAAGACTCTGAACCGGGTATTGACCGAGAGTAAGAGGATCGTGTTGGCAAAGAGCCGGCAGATCGGTATCACCACTGACCTGTCGGCTTTTGGTTTGTGGCACGCGATGTTCACGCCGCAGGCGTTGGTGCTTTATTTCAGTAAGGGGGAGCGGGACGCTTGGGAGTTCCTGGCCAAGAGCCGGAACACCTACAAGAACCTTCCGGTGGGGTTACAGGAACCGCTCGGTGAGGGTACGGAGTTCCCGAATAACAGGGAGCAGATGAGTTTCCAGAACGGTGGCAGGATACTCACGCTTCCAAGTACCGAGTCTGCGGGTCGTGGCCTGAACCCGACGCTCGTCGTGATGGACGAGGCCGACTTCCATGAGTACCTGGACGCGGCTTATAACGCGGTGAAGCCCGGTCTTGACGACAATGACGGGTATCTGGTGCTGACAAGTACCGTGAACCCCCAGAAAGCCCGTAGTCTCTTCCAGGACCTGTACAAATTAGCGCCTGTGAACGGTTTCACAAAGCTTTATTTCGGGTGGAGGGCGAGGCCGGACCGGGACGATGCCTGGTATAAGAAGACGAAAGCGGAGTATGTGGACCAGGCGCTCTTCCAGAAGGAGCATTCCGAGACCGAGGCCGAGGCTTTCGCGCCGGCGGCGGGTATCGCGGCCTTCAACCTGACCAGATTGACCGCTTTACAGGGGCAAGTGAAGCCACCTGTTATGCAGATCCCGGTGGGTGTGACCACGGCGAACATCTATCAGGACTTCATCGCACTTCCCAACCAGAGGTATATGGCCGGGACCGACCCTTCGCACGGTGTCGGCGGTAACGGTGACGACGGTGTGACCGTCATCATGCACATGAACACCGGAGCGGTGGTCGCGGACATCAAAACGAACACCGTCCCGCCCGATCAGCTAGCCATCGCCTCGATGGAGCTGCTGGAACGCTACAGGAACCCTATCTGGGCCATCGAAGACAACGAATGGGGCATCCTGGCGATCAGGACGGCCCAGGCGATGCGCTACCGGCACCTCTATCACCGGGACGACGGCAACAAGGTGGGCTGGCACACCGACGAACGCTCCCGAAACGTGCTGTGGGGTGACCTTAGAGAGGCCATCGAGACCGGACAGATCACCATCTTCAATGAGGACGGCCTCGCACAGTTCTTCGAGGTGATATACAGGGAGAGGAGGGAAGGACGGGTGCGGATCGAGGCCCGTTCCGGCGGTCACGACGACTATCCCACGGCGGTCGGCATCGCCTGGCAGATGCGGATGCACGCGAGGTTAGCCTCGAGGACACTGCCGACGGCGACGGTAGGTGACAATGGCACCTGGGGTAGTATAATGCAGACTACATCTGGTAGGCGGTGGTGATATGCCCCAGGATATGAGGCCAACGGCGGACTCTGTCGCGATAGCGAGGAAGCAGTTGCAAGACCTCTGGTCCAACTGCCACGGTAAATGGGAACAGGTTGAC